GCTTTCTCTGCGTTCTGCGAATTAAGGACCGTCCCTACAAGTAGGCTGTTAATTTTGGCTAGCGACTCAGTGGCGGTAATGCCCGCGCGCTCGTACATATTGAGTAGGGTCTGAACCCTATCCGTCAGGGTGACAACTGACGTCATCTGCTCCTTGACTGCGTCGCCGAAGCCAGGAACAAATCTCACGCCACGCTCGGCGAGCGCTTGCGCGCCTTTGGCTAGATCTTCAAGCTGTGAGCCGCGGATGGCGCTATACGCAGCTTCCGCTGCGGGCGCGATCTCTGCCAGCGTCCGGCCGAATTTCTCAGCGCTCTGCTCCAGAGAGTGGAAGAATGCTTCTCCCCTCTCCTTGCTGCCGAACAAGGACTCGAAGTCCTTGTGCATTTGCTCCGTCGCGTCGCCTGCTTTCTCGAAGGACGCAAGGAACGTGCCGCCGACGGCAGCAGCGAGGCCAGCCATGCCCAGGCGCGCGAGGTGGGCGAATTCCCCGAAGGCGCCCATTCGCGTGCCCATCTCGTTCAAGATAATACGCGAGGCGAGCAAGCCCTCACGCATCTGCCGGTGGCTAATCTCGAACTCCGCGAGATGGCCGCCAGCGGTCTTCGCCGCACTGCCGAAGTTCACTAGCCCCGGCAGCGCGCCACCGATAGCGGTAAGGGATTGTCCGAAGCCCCGGCCGACACTTTCCGCCGTCTGCGCGAGGGTGGTTAGGAACCCGCTCGTCGTCGATGCGTGCTGGCCCATGGTGGCCAACGCCGTACCTGTGCCGGTCACCTGGCTGGTTAAGCTGGCTAGGGCTTGCTGCGCCTTGACTGCTGCGTCGTGCGTAGCTCCTGTGATACCACCAGTGTTGGCTATTTGATTTAGCCGCGCCAGCGAATCCTGGTACTCCTTCGTCGCCGACGACAATGTCTTCAGCTTCGCCGTTAGCTGGTCGACTTCGTCGCCACCTTGGACGTTGACATTGATATTTAGGGTGGCGTCGGTCATGCTTTACCCTGACTTATCGCCGCTTCGTGCAGCGTTTCCAGCGAGGTCATTTTGGTGCTCTGAGCTTTCGCCATGCCGCGCAGCGTGCTGGCCATCTCGGCCAGCGACTGCGGCGCTTCGGCTTCCACCCGAGGCGCGGCGCGTACGCGGAACATGAGCGTGTCGAGCGCGCTGATTTGCTCGATCTCGAATGGTGTGGGAGAGCGCCCGGTCAGCTCGGCCCAGGCCTTCATTTCCTGATAGGTGATCATCATTGGCCGACCGTCAGCGCCGCGCGTGCGCGTGCGGTCTAGCTCGCAGAACCAGGTCCAGATATGCGCGACCTGCGTCGGTGGCGGCACCGGCCGCCAGCTGGCGTCGATCTTGCCCGCCTTCTCGTAGATCTCGTTCTTGTCCCACAGCCGCAGCCCCTTGTCGTCAGGCTTGTTGAGTTCGAAGATGGCCTCGGCGTAGGTTTGGAGACCTACGACGAGGCTGGTAAGAAATTTTTTCGCGCACCTATGAACCCGTCGACCTGCATCCGGATGAAGTCGAACTCGCTGTAGAGCTTGATCGCGTTGTCGCGAGTGCACTCCAGCTTCTCGCTGCCGTTCCACACGTCAGGGATACCGTCCCAACTGCGGGTAACGAACGCCAGCAAGGTGGGACCATCGACCCGGCGGTCGGCCCACGAGATCTCCTTGGCCTGGTTGCTGTTGTTCATGCGCTTGTCGGCGACGAAGTTCTCGCCCTGTCGCCACAGCGCCGACTCGTTACCTGCCAAGGTGATAGTAACGGGGGTGCCGTCGGGCTTATTCCAATCTGCGCCTGCCGGGTCTTTAAGATGGAGAACAGCACCCTCGTTTTGCTTCTTCAGATAAGCTGAAAGATCCATTGTTGCCATTCCTTTTAGTGCGAGGTGAATCGCGGTCGTGGTGAGTAGGAGAGACTTCATTACGTCGGCGGGAATTCTTGAATTGAACCGGACTTGATGCCGACGTTGATGGTAGCGTCGACAACCTTGTTGACGCCGCCGATGTTGACGTTGTAGGAGAACACCTTCGCCAAGAAGTAGAAGACGGTATCGAGCGCGCCGGTGACGTCGGACGAGTCGTTGAGCGTGACCTTGAAGTTGTAGTCGTTGTCCGAGTCACGTGCGATGATGACCGCCGCTTGTCCGGCGTTGGTCGTGTCGCGGCCGACGTTGACCGCCATCGTGCCGTCGTTGCGTTGGCCCTTGAACTTCAGGGTGTTGCGCTCCGACAGGTCGTCGAAGTTGATTTCCGCGTAGGTGCGGCCGAAGGCGCCGATGTTGGTGACGAAGCCGATTTGGGTGTAGGTGTCGACCGTCGGATCAGTCGCCACGGTGCTGTTGCTGCCGATGAAGATCTTGCACCCAGACGTCGTGTTAACAGGCATGGGGTATGTTCCTTTCTTCTAGATGTCCGCTACCCCGGAACGGACAGGGGAGTTCAGTTCTGTTTTCCGGGGTAACTGCGCAGGTCGAGCAGGGCTTGCTCGACCGAGACCTTGGGGTACGCCTGCACCAATGATGCTGGTGAGACGTTGACAACGTTGAGGCCTGCGTGGGTGAGCTGCGGTTTCACGGCGCTGATGGCCGCGGCCCAGACGGAGTAGCTTTTCACCTGGTCGCGCGTGTAGCGACCGTCGGCGTAGTAGTGCGCGCCGGAGTAGTCGAAGCCGAATAGGTAGACGGTCTTGGCCCGCTTCAGATACGCGAAATTCAGCGCACCAAAACCGGAGTGGCCGCCCGCGTTGATGGTGTCGGCCTTGCGGCTGAGGTGGTATCCCGCGAGCTGGCGGAGATAGGTTGCGCCAGGTATGTCGACGGCTCGGTCGTCGGGGACTGCGAGGTAAAGCGCCAGCCGAGCGGCCAGAGCTGTAAGCTGTACTCGCTCGTGCTCCATCCACGGGAGGTCAAGACCGAACACAGCATCCGCAAATGGAAGTTCATGGTAGGCCTCCTTGACCGCGAGCACGTGCCCGAGCCCGCGCAGGCGCGCGAGGTCGAAGCCGTGCAGCGAAGGTCCGGTACCGACGATTAAACACGGCCGGTCCCCCCACCATGGTGGGCCGACCGCGCCGAAGTTCACTGCCCGCCGTGGAACGGCTGTGGTACGAGGTACTGAAACGGAAACGAGGTGGCGTAGCAGACGTAGGGCACGTCAACCGGAATGAAGCACCACGGCTCGTCGAACATTAGCGGGCGCAGGTACGGCGCCTGGGTAATCTCGATCTTGAAGCTGTTCTTGAATAGCCGGGTGCCGCGCCGGAAGTGAGTGACAACAGCAGCGGCGTTGCGGGCAATGCGCAGCTCGCCATCGCCCATGTAGCCGACGGCGTCGACCTGCATCATGCCGTAGTGGTGGTTGCAGCCGGTGTATTCGAGGTGTTCCGCCATCGTCGGCGCCGGAATAAATGCGGCGCGGTACCAGGTAGCGCCCGGCTGGGGATCCGGGTTGGTGAAGGTGCGCCCGTTACCGTCGCCGACATTGGGCAGCGCAATCGACACCGAGGCTGGCCGCGGCAGCAGCATGAGCCGGTCGAACAGCGCCGACCGTATGGAGACCTCGACCGAGTCCACCATCAGGTTTCTCCAGCCCGGGTCTTGGCCTCGGCCACGACCGCGTCGACCGTCACCTGCCACTGCATGACCGCGCGGCCGACGAAGCGCTGGCCCGCCTGGTTGTAGTAGCGGCCCAAGCTGTCCAGGCCGACGAAGCCGTATTCGATGCGACGGGCGTAGACGGCGGTCCAGCCAATGGTGATCGAGTCGCCGAGCTTGAGCTGGGCAATCGTGCTCGCCACCTCGCCGGTCGGATTGCCAGTACCTATCGAGGCGCGCACCGAGGCGCGCAGGAAGCCGGTCTTGTACGGGGCATACTGCTGCGCCAGGTCGACCGTGCGCTGGATCGATTCCTTGTAGATCGCCAGCAGTCGGCTGCGCAGCTGCAGTGCCCAGTCGTCGACGACCGCGGCGAACTGATCGGGCCCATAGTCGGGCATCTCACTTTATCCCTGCGAGGAAGTCGATCACCGGCGTGCGCCAGCAGCGGCAGTTAATGATCTCCTCCGGCTCACCGGCCGGGTCGCCGGGGTATTCCAGCTCGTTGCCGTCGCCGGTCTCGAACATGTCGCCGAGCGCGCGGATCTGGCCTTCCATCGTCTGGTGGCTGTCGCGCACCTTCGTGTCGAGCGAGGTGTTCCAGCGGAACTTGACCTGCTTGTCGGTGAGCACACCGTCGTCGACCGCCTGCTCGATAGCCTGCTGCTGCGACTCGTGCAGCGCCCCCATGGCCTCGGTGCGGCCGATGGTTTCGCCGCGCATGCGCAGCATGTTGTTGGTGTAGGACTGCACCATGCGGTCGATCTGGTCGGCCGAGAGCACGTCGTTGGTGTCGACCACGTCCTGCATGGTGTTGTCGAAGCGCCGGTCGCGCAGCACGCGGTCGAGCGCGGCGGCCGAGCCCTGCTCCAAGAGGTTGCGGTAGTTGTCCACGGCACTGACCTGCGCGTCGGTCAGGCCGATGATCCCGCCCTCGCGCGAGCCGCTAGGCCCGATACGCCCGACCAGGTCGAGCGCGACGTTGTTGGGGTTCTTGCCCGCTTCCATGCCGCGCGCCAGGAACTCACGCACCATGTCGCGCTGGTCCTCGGCGAGCTGCACGATCTTGTCCGAGGAGTTCACCCGCAGCCACTCCTCGGCGTCGGGGTTGTCCATGCGCCAGTTGAAGTCGTAGATGGCCTGAGCAGCAATGTCGGCCGCCATGGCTTCAGCTCCGGCGGTGAAGGCGCCGGTGATGGTGGTGCTGAGGCTTTCGAACATGGTCGGGGTGATGCCCACAGCGGCCACCGCCCCCGCCATGTCGCCCGCCTGCAGCATGGCGACGATGCGGTCAACTTCCGCTTGGTCGGTGATCTGACTGATCGAGTCCAGGAAGGCGGCGCGAATGCGCGGGCTCCAGTTCTCGATCAGCCGGTCTATTTCGCTGCCATTGGGCATGTCAATTACCGGTGCGGCATTCCCACGTCGCGCGCGCGGGATCGCTGGTCACCGCAGGCACGCCCGAAGTGCCGAGTGGCACGATGGTGCGGGTGACGCCGCGAATGGTGATGCGGTCGAGCGGCTGCGGCTCGACCGCGAGCGTGGCGGCCAAGATCAGCACCTTCACATCAGTGCCGTTGACCAGGCCCGCAGCCTGTAGGGTGACGCCGTAGGTGTCTTCGATAGCCTTGCAAGGGTAGGCGACCGACGTCGGGAGGGGAGGATCTGCCGGGTCGGTCGCCCTTCCTGGAACGTCGCGCGTGAGGGTCGCGTCCAGGAATATCGGGGACATCTTCTGTGCGATAGTCTTCGCCAGAGAGCCCAATAAAGGTGAAACCATCCGGACCTCACTGTGCCGTGTAGCTGGTCGTGATGAAGGTCGTCGAGCCGTTCTGGACGTAGACGCCGTGACCGGCGAAGCAGCCGCCGAAGGTCATGCCGATGACCGCCACGTCGTTGGCAGCGGCGGCGAAGAATGGGGCGGCGATGGCAACGCCGTTCTCGACATAGTCGCCGCGCTTACCGAACACCGACGACCACTTGGCCGGGTCGACGGCGGCGGAGATAGCACCGCCATCCTCGATGAGCGCCCCCGTATCGACCGACCACCAGCGGTAGAACTCGTATTGACCGGCGCCGCTGAGATTGTCGCCGCGGCGCTGGAAGAACAACCGCACCAGGGGGTTGTTGCCGCCGCCGCAGGGCTCGACCTCCATCAGCTGCGCCCCGTCGCTGCGCTCCACACGGAACGCTAGGCTGGCGCCGGTCGTGAAGCGCCCGGCCACCGGGTGCACCAGGTAGTGCACGCCGTTCTGGGGCGGGAAGGCGAACTGCCAACCCTCAGAATGCGGCGACGGACTTGTCGGCATATTGGGTGAATACTGGAACACCCATGCCGCCGGGGTCATGGTGACGACGATGTTCTGCGACACTGGCGGCACGGGCGGCTGCGGTGGACTCGAGCCGCCGCAACCAACCAGCGTCAGGCTCATTAGGCTGAGCAGCAAGAAGCGCATGTCATTTCGCCTTCATTGGCAGCTTGACCGTCTGGTCCATGGTGCGCCCGCCTGCGGTCACGATGCGGTTCAAGAGCGCGTAGTGCTCGCCGTTGGTCCCGGCCGACAGCCAGATGACCGTGGCCGAATCCGGCTGGTCCCACTCGGTCGGCTCGTTGGTGGGCCCGCCGGTGCGAATGAGGTCGCTGTCGTGGACGAGCGTGACGCCTACGGGCAGGAACCAGGTGGAGGTGGCGATGGTGTCGCCTGCCAGCCGCGCGAACCAGTTGAGGCTGTAGTCGAGCACTTCGTCTTCATCTTTGGCGGGCCACTTCAGCGACATGATCTGACCTCATGCAGCTATGGGGATGACGACGCGCACCTCTTCGACCGCCGCGACCACCCGGTTCTCCGCCGGGACGCTGACCACGCGGCTCTCGGGGGCGACGCTGACCACGCGGCTCTCGGCGGCAACGCTGGCAATCCGGGAGTCGATAGCCGCCACTTCGGACGGCAACGCGAGGTGGACCGCCAGGCCGCCGCGGCCGCCGAGCGGGAACGGAATGATCTGCGCGGTCTGTTCGAGCGCGGCGCTGAGCCCACCGTCGCCTTGCAGGTAGGCCTCGGCGCGAATGAGCCCGGTCTGCAGCAGGTCAACGACCAGCGCGCCCGCGCCTTCGAGGGTGGCGCCAACCGCGGCGACCTGGTTGGCGGCAGCCGTCAGGCTGCCGTCGCCTTCCATGCTCGCCGCGGTTGGGACTGCGCCCGTCAGGCTAGCCGCCAGGCTGCCCGCACCGGCGAAGGCGGCACTCGCGAAGCTCTGCGGCAGGACGTCGACCGTGACCGACCCAGCACCTGCCAGAGTGGCCGCGCCCAGCTCGACCTGGGTGGCGACGACCGTCAGGGCGCCAGCCCCAGCCAGAGTGGCGCTGGCGGGCTGGGCACCAGCGGTCGCGACGCTGAGGGCACCAGCGCCTGCAAACGTCGCCGAGATCTGCTGCCGCTGGACTGCGGCTACCGTTAGGCTCCCAGAGCCCGCCAGGGACGCGCTGATAGCCTCGCGCAGGACGGCGGCTACCGTGAGAGCCCCGACGCCGTCTAACAGCTCTGGAGCCGTCTGGGCGACCAGCCGGGCGGCGACCGTCAGGACGCCGGATCCAGCCCAGCTCGCTGTGGCGAAGTTCTCCGGGATCGCGTCGACCGTCAGCGCCCCGGTGCCCGCCAGGGTGGCCGAGGCCCGGAGGACCTGGACCTCCGCGACCGTCAGCCCGCCGGTACCGGCAAGCGTCGCGGCAATCGCCTCCCGAAGGACGGCAGCTGCCGTGAGGTTGCCGGTACCGGCCAGCGTCGCGCTAGCCCCTGCGGCGGTAGTAACGACCGCGTCGACCGTCAGAACGCCGGACCCGGCGAAGGTCGCGCTGGCGAAGTTCTCGGGTATGACGTTGACGCTGACCGCCCCAGCCCCGGCCAGGGTCGCCGACGCAGCAAGGGTCTGGGTCGTCGCCGCCGTGAGCGAGCCTGCCCCGGCGAACGTCGCTGTCGCGATCTCGACCAGGACCGCCGCCGCCGTGACCGCGCCCGTGCCTGCAAACGTTGCGCTGGCGAACTGCTCGGGTATCGCGTCGACCGTGAGCGCGCCCGCGCCCGTTAAGGTGGCGGCTGCCGCCAGCCGGAGAACGGCAGCCGC